CTATCAGGAGTTATTTCAAATGTAGTTCCACTAAAAGTACCAGAGAATGTTACCGATCTATCAGTAACTTCAAGTGCTTGAGAGTCATATGAAGGAATAGATGCAGACGCAACTATTAAATCACTATCTTTTTTATAAAGATTTTGAATATTAGATGTAAACTTATTTGCATTAGGGAAATTTGTCGAATCTACATTTAAAATATTTTTTCTTAAAGTAAATGTCCCTGTTACATCAATAACACCTTCTCTACGAATGATAATAGATTTTGCATCTTTAATTTTAGTAACAGCTGATATTAAAGATACGCCATCATTACCAATAAGTGATGCACTATCACCAATATTAAAATAATGATCAACATCAAAATCAACTTGATAAGTTCTAGGTTCAGCAGAGTCAATTAAAGTTAATTTTTTAACTTTATAAATTGGTGCTATATTGTAAAACCAATTTTCAGTTTTATCTGAAGTATCAGATATTCCTAAAGTCTTTATTTTTGCAGTATCACCTACTGAATAATCAAATGAAGTACTTTCATACTCAAAATCAGATAATACAGAACCAATTCTTACTTTTATATCTGAACCATCAACTGAAGATGTACCAAATGCATAAGTTGCTATTCCTACAGAATAAGTATCAGTTACAACTCCTACAAGACCACTAATATTATAAAATTGATTATCTGATTTTCCAGTATAAGAAACTATACCTACAGTTGACCCATAAGACACATAAAGATCACCAGATTCAGGAAAACCAATTGTAGAATCAACTGTAATGTATGATGAACCTACAGCAACATTTCCAATTGCTTTTGTTGCAGGTTGAACAGTAAATTTACCATAAATTGAACCTTCAACTCTAATATCTTTATTATAACCACCATCAAGACTTAATTTATAATAAGTTTGTCCAACACCACTGTATACCTCTTCAACTGAAGCTATTGGAGAATAACCTTGTTCTTCACCATCTATTGTTTGCTGAAAAAGAGTAGAATTAGCAAGATCTATAGGATTTCCTTCTATAGGTTCAACAACTAAATCCTTAGTAATTTCATATTGAGCATTAGAAGGAGTAAGAAGAAAATCTTGAGGTTTTACAATTTTTACATCAGAATTATATAAACTTCTAAAAAGTATTTCAAATGATTGATCAGTACCTTTTGTTGAATAAAAATCTTTTGATTGCTTTATAAAAGTATTTTGATTTAAGTTAATATCTAATTTTCTTTCTTCTAATCCTGGTAAAAATTGATATTTTAACTTTTTTAAAAATTCCTTTAAAAATAAAGTACTTAAGTTTTGTACAGTAGATCCAATAGAAGTAAGTGAATTATTATCTGCATAAACACTACCTGTATGATTTACAGCTGATGTATCACTAAAAATTAATGCATCCGATTGTGTTGGATCTTTATATGAAGTTATTCCACAAAATCCTCTTACACATCCATTAAAAGTTGTATCTGTTTTGCTAGTATATGTAATAATCTCATCATCAATCTTTATAATACCATAAGTATCTGGAAATCCAATCGTCCCAGTAGGAGATTGACGCATATCAATAGTAATTACATCACCATAGGAAGATATATCACCACCAAGTACAGCAGAATATGAAGTATTTGTATTTTCGTCTAATTTAATATACTCATCAATATTATTCAATAAATCAATCGGTGCTGATTGAGCCTCTTGAGATTCATAATACTGTTTTATAAAATCAACGACTAGAGGATACTCCGATCTTACATAATCGGGAAACTGACTTTCTAATACGTTAGTAAGTTTTACTCTTTTCTCTGACATTTATTTGTATTAATTAATATCCTGTAGATGTTACTGTAGATCCTGTATTGCCCATTGTTGTACCACCTGTATTAGAAGTTGTACCAGTTGTACCAGTTGTACCACTATCTATACTACCACTAGCGGGGCCTCCTGAACGAACCAAATTACCTCTATCATAACTTGAAGTCACGATATAATTAGATGCTGATGGGTCTAATCCTGATGCAATTTCATCTACAACCATATTAAAACTACTATTACTTACATCTAACTGTAAATAAAGGTCTTGCAATCCAATAACATCATTAGAAAGAGGACATGCAGAAATTTCAATGATCGTTTGACCATCTTTTTGCTTACCATCCGTAATATTTACTGGATTTATAATTACTATTCCTGTTGTATAATCAATTGTACCCACATTTCTCTTTACAATAGTAGGAGTTTGTGAGTTTACTGATGGTAAAGTGAAGAAAAATAGATTACCAGTCTTAAGATTATTATTTGGCAGATCACTAAGATATACTGCTTGACTTAAACCATTAATTTTAAAAGAAGTAGATTTTATATTATATCCAGAAGCTCTCTTAACATGGAATGCATTACCAAAACCAATTGCATACTCTGCAAATGAATTAAGTGAAACTCTTAGATCACGTCGCATATAAACTGTAGTAATGTTAGAAGTAATAGCATCACTACTATCATCGATGATTTTTAGGAACTTACTATACTTAAATCTTGCCCCATACTTATTCATTTCACTAGAATCTGCATATTTTTGAGCATTATTACTAACAATACTACCAACATCCTCTGCAGAAGGTGCTAAATTCGTATTATAATACACTGAAGAGTGTATTTCTAAGTAAAGGTATTTTAAATCAAGGATTTCTGGGACAATTCCAGCAACAGCATACTTTTTAAGTTTATTTTTGATGTTTTGCTTGATTAAATTAGGTAAAAAATCACCAAATCTTGGTTTTATGCTAATAAAAACCTTACCATACTGAGGAGGAACTAATTCTTCACCTCCAAAAACAGAAATTGACTCTGTATCAGGATAAATTTTAGTAGGAATTAAAGATTCGTAATCATTTGCGGTCAAAGCACGGTTTTGAGATGAATAAATCCGTGGAGCATACTTTTTAATCGAATCTACAGACTCAATTGTAGCACCTCCAGCAGACCCTGTACCTGACGAAAGGAGTGATATACCAGATGTAACCACATATTCAGCTCCACCCATGCTATAGGTGATTCTACCTGCAAATTGGAACTGATTTATACCATTTGCAGCATCTCCATTCGATACAATGTAGTTTGTAGTGATAAAATTACCATCTTCAAGTGCTTTTCCGAAAACATTGTCTCCAAAAAAGATTTCATACTGCTCATCTTCAGATTCTTGAAGGAAATATACGTTAGAATCCTTAGTAATATCAAAAAGACTGTCTTGTTTGCTATATTTTGTCGATGGAGCAAATTCTGAGTTGTCAGTTTTAACAGAAACGGTGATCAAATCAGTATCTATACCAATATTTGGTAAAATAAACTTCTGATTTGGGTTTCTAGAGCTATAAGTAAAGTTAGTAGTTAATAATGACCCTTCATTTATCTGAATATTATTAAATGTTGCAGTATTATCGACTACAGGAACAGTTATATCTTCTGCGATTGAGAAAATAAACGAAGAATTACCAAAATTACCTGAACTTGAAGCAACTGGGCCCTTTTTAAGGGTAATTGTAGAGGGTCTAGGAGTAAGATCTGTTGTATCTACGAAAAAAGTAACAAATGCAGTTGAAGATTTGCGTGATTTTGGTAAATATCCAATATTTCTTGCAAGTGCAACCACATTTTCTCTTAATGTTGCACTATCAATGAACACTTCATTCGCTACCATGTTGGCATTGTATGAAGTAATGTAGGTATTATATGCTAAAACGTCTATAATTGTTGATAAGTTAGACCCTTCAAAGTCATAATCCGTAAAATTGGAGTTAGACTTTAAATAATTCTTAAGAGTAGTCTTAACTTGATCAAAATCAAGGTTTGAAAAATTAACTAATGGCATTTTTATCTAGTCGGCTGCAAAACAAACTGTAATGACTGTGGTGGAACATCTGCCCCTATAATCTGATATTCGATAGTAACATCAAAACTGTTACTATCTGGGTCAGCGATTGCCTGAACTTTCAATAATCTAACCCTTGGTTCATAATTAGTGATAGAAGTTTTAATTTCACCTTCTATTATGTTTGCAGTTATTGAATCAATATTCTCAAATAATGATTCAGATACCCTTGATCCAAAATTTTCATTAAAAAACTTCTCACCAGGCACAGTTAGTACAATATTTCGTAACGATCTACTAATAGCAGTCGCATTTTTGAGGGCAATAAGGTCATTATTCAGAGGATTAGTCTGAAATGACATCGAAACGTCCTTAAAACCTTGGCTTATCCTCTCTAACGGCATTAAAATACACTTATATTATATTTTATTTATCATCCT